TGCATCACTAGTGTGCTTTTATCTGCGGCTAGTGAGTATCCTCTACCAGCATCAACACGCTTGTCAATTGCACTAACAATTTGTGAACCAAGACTTCCAATTATTGATGCTATGTTTCCTGCACCAAAACCACCGGCTCCTAACTGAGCCGATCCACCTATTGCTCCACTTCCACCGGAACCGAGTACTCCCGGAACGCCTGCAAATGTTCCAGGATTAGCTCCTCTAAAAAATGATCCTGGTACTCCCTGTAGTCCAGCAACTCCAGGTGGTGCTCCTCCTGCGGCAGCAACAGCGTTTGGTGCTGGTGTTATAGGTGCTGGGTGACTGGGTTTAGAGCCCGCTACTGGGGTGCTGCCGACGCTTAGCTGCCCACCACCAGCAGCACCTCCCCCACCTCCACCTTGACCTCCACTCCAATGCGCGGATTGGTCGTACACTTGTACGAGGCCCATCTCCTTTAGTTGTCGCATGGCTTTTACAGCCTGACCAAGGCTTGTCGCTAGGCGTTTACCTTCCTCAGACGCTTTTTTAAGGGCCTCTGTGATGTTCCGTAAATCAGTGGTGTCAGCGTTAATGCCAACTTCAGCCTTAGCCATAGACTGAGTTTCTTTTGAAACCATTTTCTGGATTTCATCATCATTTGCCATTAACCACCACCTCCATCCGTTAGTCGCCACTTAGCCATACGAAACCAAAAATCTCTTTGTCGGACACTCATGTCCCGTATGTCGTTTAAACTAAACCCTTTGTAGACAGAGGCCACGCCTTCGTATTCCCAGTATATACTTTTTAGATTAGGCGAGTAGAAGGGATACCCAGTCGATATTGATGTTTATATCAGCGCCACAATGTGCGCACTGGGTATTCACCTCCCCAAGCTTAGGCCCAACCTTTGGTGAAAGGAGGGCTCTTAATACTAGGTTTCTATCGTTCATAGATAGGTTCTTGGCCCACTCTTCGTTGTACAGAGAATCTCTGTGCTCCGGCCAAACAACACAACGAGAAATTAAAATTGTACTCTGTTGAGCTGTAGTTTCAGCTTTGCCCATAGCAATGTTGTCGGAGCCAACTGGGTACTTAAACTTTACCTTGGTGCCATTTTTGAATGTTACTTCAAATGGCTCTCTTAAATTCTCTTCGGATTCTTGAATTGGGAAGTCTTTATCAAGTTCGATAGTTATCGAGTTTGGTGTTCTACAAGCGTTACACGGGTAGTTAAATGTACGCTCAGGACCATAGGTGGCTTTGATAATCCCCAACAAAAGGGTGTCTCTGTCGCCGGTAATTAGGTCTTCAATCAACGCCTTGTGGCCTTGGATCAAGGTGTCACCAATTCTCACAGTAGCTCTACTGACCAACTGATTGACGTACATTGCGTACGTTATAGTTTTGTTGCTTTCAAGAGAAGCTAAGAACTCCTCATCCTTGCCAGTTAGCTCGCGCACCTCTGCCGTTGTTTGCCATTGCCCGGTGTTTGGGTTTAGCAAACCCCTATGAAGTTCAACGATAACTGTCTCTGGTGTGGCTATTGATGGAGCGGGGTCTTTAAACGCGTGGTCTAACGACTCAACTTCTATTGACTTTTCCAATTTGTTCTCCTTATTTAGTTAAATCAGTTAACGCTTGCTAGAGCAGTAATATCAGTCTCTGTCCATGCAAGTTTAAATCCCTCGTGGTGAACAGTCAATTGTTGTACAACGATGCCTGAGTCACCAGCTGAGAGATCACTTAGTGTGTAGGCTCCTGGCCAGCAGTTGAACAGCTTAATTCCAAGCCGAGCTTTACCAAGGTTGGTTGCTGCTGAAGAAACAACGCCAGATTCCTGGTAGTTTCCTACTGAGTGTGGGTGGTCAAAAACCCGCACTAGAATGTGACACCGGTAGTCATTACCGTTGGCAACAGTTGAGTCTGAACCCGAGTTACCAGCGGCCTGGTTCCAAGAGTGGATAAACTCAGACCACTTCCAGAGGTGGCTTTGCTCAGCAATTACACCACGACTGAATGTTACTGGTCCAAAGTCGGATTGTCCGACTAGCTTATGGGTGTGGGTGTTCATACCACCCTCACGGTAACCAACCATTTGGTGCTGGACTGAAACACCAGTCATAGCAGCAAACCCGAGATCTCCAATGCCGCTAAGGACAGTAGCAAGTCGTGTGTTACTAGTTGGTTGAATTTGGACTTGGAACTTAAAGTTCCTTACCGGATCTGTGCTCGCTGAACGTGCCATTTAATCATCTCTCCTTATCAGAGTGTCTCTGTTGCGTTTGAACCACCGGTCCATTGGGACAGGTTTATTACCACAAATTCGGCTGGATACTGCAGAGCAACACCAACCTCGATATGTACTTCACCATTATCAACGGTTACAGCCGTGTTGTTTGACTCATCACAAATTACGTAGTAAGCCTCTGAGGCATTCTTGCCCTTAAGACCACCTTGGCGCCAGAACTCTCCAAGTAGTGCGGAGACAGATCCAGTGAGTTGGTCCCAAAGTCGAGCGTCGTTTGGCTCAAACACAGCAGACTCAGTGCCTTCTTTAAGCACTTGCTTCAAGTAGTTTAGGGTTCTACGTGCAGAGATGAACTTACCAGGAGCTGATTTGTCTAGAGTGCGGGCTCCGTTGATAATGATCCCACCACCAGGAACAGCCTTCAACACGTTAACGTTGTATGTTGAGTAGAGCGTACCTGTTTGAGCTTCGGTAAATGAAGTACCAAGACCCAGTGAGTTACGAACAGTAACGTTGTAGCCAGCTGGGCTCTTAGCAACGTTGCGTTCAATCTCGGTGCGAACATATACTCCAGCGATTGCACCACCTGGTGCAGTGGCTCTAACTGCTCCTGGCCCAGTCTTGGATGGGTCAACCATGGTTAGATGCGGGTAGTACACAGCCCCGTAGTTTGAACTAGTGTAGCTTCCTACTACTGAACCACCAATGGTGGATACATCAACAGCGGTCATGTCTGGGTCGATAATTACAAAGGAGTTTCCTCGTGATTCTGCCTTTGCAAGAAACTGGTTAATAACAGTTGCTGAAGTTTTATTAACGGCGTTAAGTAGCAACACACCTTCTACTGAATCTAGCTGACTAAGGGCCGTCACGTAGTCTGAGTCCTGCACTGCGCTTCCGTTTGAACCACTTGTAAATGTGGTTGCTACTGAGTTATACACCCAGCTAGAGTTGGCTACAATTCCTGCACCGGCAGCAACACTTGTGATGTAGCTTGAGTAGTTATTAAGGATAGTAACAAAATACCGGCTACTGGCAATGTCTGGAGACAAGTCGTTCCATCGTTCTACTTCTTCGCCGCTCAGCTTGATTACCAAGTTAAAGGTGGGCATAACCGTTGACGAGGCGGCGGTGTTTCCGTTTGAAAACTCTAGGGTAAGGCTGTTACCCCAGGCACCCTTACTCTTTGCAGAAGCAGTAAACAAGGTGGCGGATGCTTGACCAGAACCATTGGGGTAGTAAGCAACTGTAGCTGTTGCTGTTACAGCAGTGCTACCGATAACTCTGGTGATCCATGCGTCTCTACCACCGTTTGCAAAGTAATGGTAAACACCAAATCCAAGGTCAGAGGTTTGTGAAAGATCACCATAGAGTGTCTTGTACTCAGACCATGACTGTACTAGGGTTGCGGCTGAGGGTCCTCGCGATGCTTCACCAAAGAAAGCAGCTGCTGATCTTGAGGTTACTCCTCTACGAACCTTCGGCAAGAATGCCGATTCGGATACGTATACTCCTGGATTCTTATATTCAGGCATTTAAAACTCCTCTGAAATTTGGGGTGTTAGGGTGTGAATTGCCGTATCGTTATCATATATATTACCAACTACAGATGCTACCTTCTTGACAGATGTCAGGTCTGTTGCAGCTATCTCAGCGTTCATTTGAATTGTAAACATCTTTCTAAATATGCGTTTTCTATAACCAGATTCTCTGTCCAAAAGGTCTGCGGTAGACCACGACAGTAAATCAAACCTTCTAATAGTACCATCTTCAGGTATTTCTATAAAGCCCTGCCTAAAGGGCACTACTCTGCGTAGTATTTTACTTGAAAGTTGTCTGTCGTGTAGAGCACTTCTGGTGTGAGTAGTTATTTGGTATACCAGGTTAACTGGTATAAACGAGTGTACAGCTAAAACATTAGAGTTAGTAACCATAGAAGACATCTCAGATTCGGTCAGTTCTGATGGATAATAATTAATGTAATTAGGCTTACTTGATGCCGAAGCACTATTGCTGTAATACATCGTCGTTTCAGATAGCTGTCTACGGGTGTCATGAGACATGCCCACCATTTCAACAGTTATAAAAGGGTATGCCTTTTCGGTTTCGCCCTCTGGGTATCTAAAGAACACCTGAACTGCTCGGCTGGCATCTCTGTCATCAGACACAGTTAGGTTGCTGAATCGGTTTTTAACCGCAGCATCTTCTGCGAGCAAGAACCCTTTATTTGGCATGCCCACTACCCCTCGATAACCCTAATTTAGAAAGTTCTTCTTTAATTAGTGGAACTAACTTTTCCTGAGCCCGGATAGAAGCCATACGTATAACAGGTGCTGGTGGTAGTTCTGGTGTACCGTACTCCAACAATGTTGCGTCAGGGTGGGGCGAGTAGATACTAACCATCATTTTTTCTTTATCAAATTCAACAATTATTGTGTTGGCTACGTCACCCCAGTCGGCAGAAGCATCTTGGCGTACTTCCTTCTGATACTCGGCAACGGCTCTATCCACAGCATTATGGAATTCGCCTAGTTTAGAAATAAAACTATGAACAGCCCACGGCATTCTGGGCTTTGGTTTAGATACTTGAGCGTCAGAACTGAAATCAGAAGACACAGATTTAGAATTCCCAATCATTGGGTCTCCTTACAGTTCTAGGCGTTGGATGCTATGGCGCTCGCCATAACTATCTTAATTTTACCCTATTTGAGGTAAGGATGTAGGCCATGGAAGGTTGTTACTGCTAAGTGTTGGGAATGTGTCGTCGTTGACAAACTCCTGGTCAACGTATAATTCTTGCCCTTGTAAGAGCACAAACACTTCCTCTTTTAGACGACCTCTAACCCGGTAATCAAAGACTGAGTAGAATCTACCGTCGTAGGAAAACACATCATTTAGATGCTCTCTGTATTCCCAGACATTTGATAGACCAGCATCTCGCATAGCTTTTATGGGTATAAAAGCGTCAATAGTCTCTAGAGTTAACCGGCCCTCAGGAATAGCTCTACGCTGATCCTCAGCCTCTGAGACTAGGAGCACCGGCAAGACAACACCAGGCTTGTATTTACGGCCACCTAAACCTGATGGTGACTCATCGTACACGTCATCATAAACACTGTTTAGTGTTGCAGAGGTTCCTAGAGGAACAAACTCGTACCAGACAATAAACTCTTCCCCAGACTCCTTGTGGCGTTTGTTAAAGTGTTTATTTATTAACGAAAGTTCGGTATGAAGATTCATCAGTAGAAAGCGTTAGTAGTAGCGCCTGACGGCGGGGTTGTATCAATGTAAACATCTTCACGAAGGCGGTCACCCTTAGTCTCAGGGGTAACAATACCATCGTCAATTTCTGGCCATAGTCGTTCCATCGGGGAGAAGTCGCCAAGCTCTTTCTGCTTGTACAAGGGGACAAGCCTGTTGGTTGTTCTAGACACTCTTCGCAAGTTCATAACTTCAAGACGGTCAAAACCAATGTTTAGGTTTGCTGCGTGTCGTTCGTATTCCTTTTCCCACTGAGCTAGAAGACCTTGTACCATTCTAAATCTCTGGCTTGCTGGTATATGAACTGACTCAGAAGTAATGACGTCAATGTCTCGACTGTACTCAGTCATCAGAGCCCACAGACACTCACAAATTGCAGCTATACCGATAGCATTAATTACAACATCAGCTAACTGATCAACAGAGAGGTTGATGGTATGTAGGTGCTTTTCTAGGGCCCTTTGGGTGTAGAAAGAAAGGTCAGTGGGCGTAACCCACTCGTAGTAATAGCCTTCTACCAGCACTTTTGTCCCTGACGCATATGTGTTAGCTAAACGCAGTATTCCGTTGCGCTCATCAAGAGAGTACTGAGAGGCACTTAATGCAGAAGCAGACCCAGATCCAGTGGTGTAGACGGCAACCCATAAGGATTCTGAATCGACATTGATATGGCTTAAATCATAGGTTCTTCCGACAACATCAAAAGATGTTTGAAAGAACTTAGGGAAATCCCTGAGGTAGGTTCTTGCGATATTCTCAATGTCTGTTAATGTTGCCATGGTATAAGTTTACCTTATGACGGAGTGTCTGCTGAGTCCTTGCCTGGGACGGTTTTTTGTGTAGGTTGGTTTAACGCAGGCTGCTCTATACGCATAGACGTAGCAGCGGTTACCTTCCTTAACTTGATCTGGTCGGCAGTGCCAGATGGCTTAGGCAGTTTTTCTGTCATTTTGCTCTTATAAACCAGCGCATACTGATGTTTGGTTGCACATGGGTTATTGGGGTTGAACCACCAGTTGAACCTGTGTCACCGGTTGACGGCCCAGTTGAGGATGCTTGGTTTACAACGGAACCACTTGTTCCTGAGTGTTCAGGAGTAACAAACACGTGGGTGTGCCCGGAGTGCTCAGTGGTATTGAGAGTGTAGTGTGCCTGCATTCCTTGACCAACAATACCTGTTAGCCCATCTGCAACTAAATCAGCGGTAGCTGACCCAGGTATTACATACCCTTTGAGCCACCCTAAGGTATTAGGGTATAGAACTCCAGCAATTGCTTGTCCAAGCCTAGTAACAAACCCAATACCTTCTGACGGCGTTTCGTCTTGACCACCCAAGGGTTGGTGGCTGTGTTGCCCACCATTGACAGTGTTGCCAGAACCATGACCATGGGCAATACTATGTGTGTGATCACCAATTGTGTGAGTGTGCGCCCCAAGACTGTGGGTGTGGCTGGGCAAGTTGTTCTCACTAATGGATATTGTTGAACTTCCACTAACGATTCCCGCCGTAGAGTTACCAGTAACAAACTTTGATGTCGAAGAGTACATATTTGGAAGTGCAAATTGGGTGGTTGTTTCTGATCCATAATCGTCACCTATAAGCCCGTACAACGCAGCGTACGACTCTTTTGAGACCATCTGACCATTACACTCTAGCCAAAACGTTTTACCAGCAGGGTTTGGGCTCGTAGCGTTACTTGGCCACATAATAATTGACCCAATAGGTGTTACTGACCCAGAGTCCTCACTTAGTAGGAGCTCAATCCATGCCCCATCACGCTTAACGTACACACCTGATGAACTAGCGCCTACAGCGTTTTTATAGTAAAAATCGCCGTTTGAACCAATACCGTTTGACGGCACTGCATTCCCACGGAGGCTTGTGGTAGATGGGACGTTTACACGCTTGTCAACGATGTTGGCGTTTGAAGGAGAGGTTGCTCCCTGACGGAACACCATAGCCAAAACAACATCGTCTTCTGTGATGTACGTAGATGTGCTAACCCCAGTGGTAGTTAGCAGACGTGCTGCTGACTTAGGATAAGTTGGGTTTGTAACACTTTGAACACCATCAATAATTGTGATAGTCGCAGTGTTTGTTGCCGGTGTGCACCTAACAACAACAGCATCAAACCTATATCCAGATGATGGACCGGCGCTTAGTGCCTTACCAGCATCTCCAGAAACTTCGTACACTACTCCTCTGAGGGCTACAAATCCACTAGCGATGGCAATTAAGCCAGATGACGTTGAGGAAGTTACTGCGCACCCAGACAATACACCAGTAGATCTATCACCCAAAATTTGAAAATCAAGTGAGTCTGGTTCAGCTTGATCCAGGGCAATAAATTTAGTACCGTCAACGTCAGTTGCGTTAGGGATTATGTAAGGCATTTACACCTCAAGCCATAGTGTCGTAAATGTTTCCGTTTGCACGAAGGTAGTTAAAAAGATCCTTTGGAAGCTTGTAGGTCTTGCCGTCCTTGAAGTCAAATCTTGTTAGTCCCCAGATCATGAGCCAGGTTCCCTTTACTCGGGCCTTAACAAAGTCCCCGTCCGTGCTAGAGACGGTAACGGGCTCTTCGATTACTACTTCATCCTGCTCTTCAGCGGGTTCTGCCCAATTTGTTGTTGTTGTAATTTTACGAGGCATTGTGTTCTCCTTTTAGTTTTACCATATAAAGCAATATGGTGGGGGAATTACCCCCCACCATACTACATCATCTGAACGTTAAGTTCAGGAAATTGCGCCACCGAGTGTGTTGAGAATTACTCGGCTTTCGTGGGTGATTACACCGAATCCCCAGATGGCGTACCAGGCAAGACCGTGCTCACGACCGAAGTCAATGACACCGCCGTCACGGAGCTCAACCGGGAGGCTGATTGCGTGACCGAAAGCGTTGTCACCGATCATGATGGCGTTGTAAGCCTCGGCGTTTTCCTGGAAGCCAGAGGTAGCGCTGGTGTCTAGTGTTGAACCCATTCCGTACAGAGGAGCGGAAGCAGCAGTGGCGTCCAAGCCCTTCTTAACCTGAGTGGTTTCGATGAACACTACGTCGTACAGACGACCGATTTCACCAAGCATGAAGTTGCCGGGGGCAGCGTACTTGGTGACTTCGATGAACTCAGGCCAGTCACGGAGTGAACGGCTCTGGCTTGGGTGTACGAAGCAGACGTAGGTGTCGCCCAAACGGGGGATGTTCTGACCGGCGAGAACTTCAACTGCGTCCTTGATGGAGGCGGGGCTGAGGTAACCGGGGGCAGAAGCTGAACCTAGGGTGCCAGCGTCGTAGGGGCTGATGGCTCCACGGGTGGTAGCAGCATTACGACCAAACACAACGCTTGGAGGAACAGCTGATCCGCCACCGAACGGTACACCGTTCTTGTAGAGGGTGTTGCGAGCCTGGATGTCCATGCTCTGGGCCATGTGACGACCAAGTAGACGAGAAGCTGATGCCATAACGTCATCGAATGATGCGTTGAGCAGCAACTCGGTAACGGCAACAGCCTTACCATGCTCGCTTACGGTGATCTGAATTTGGCTTGCGGACAAAGCGACGGGCTCCATACGGGTACCTTCGCTAAGGGTTGCTCCTGCTGACTCATCAACTGACAGGTTGTTGTAACGCATGAAGTTGATGGTCAAACCGGGCATGACACCGAGTTCAGTCTTCTTAACAGCGAACTGCTCAAAGCGAAGCACGGGCATGGCCTGGAATAGGATTTCCTTTGACCAAATTTGCTGGATTGCGGGAGATAGAGCGGAACTACCGTCAGTATAACCGGTCACTGAACCGGTAGCTGTACCTGTAATTGCTCCACCTGCTGGTGCGGGTAATGCCATGTTAATATCCTCCGATGGATAGGGTTAGTTTGGGTTTAGTAGCGGCCCCGTTGCTGAGACCGTGTTGCTGACAGTAACTTTTCACGCATTTTTACATATTGATCCATCGGCATATTGCGGATATCCTCCGCGCTAACCGTTTGGTATTCCATTTGGTTGTCCAGTGGCCCAGACGGAGGAGCCGTTACCGGAGCCCCCTTCAAGCGAGGGGGACTCGCTTGCTGGATTGATTCAATTATAGCAGTACTTCTATCACGAAGTACGGTAATGCTGTGTTCAATCTCCTCTTCAGTATTACCTGAAATAAGATCGCGCAGCTCTGGAATGATGGTTTCTGACTCCGCCTGAATACGTCTCTGGCGGTAAGCCTCTAGTTGCTGGAGATAGCGCTCCTTTTCAAGCATGGCATCCTGAGCCTGCCGCTGCTTTTCAAGCTCGGCAAACTTCTGGCCCCATTCGTTCTCGACCTGGTTGATTCGCTGGTTCCACTCGTCCTCTTTCTTCATGAGGAGTTCCTTGGAACTTAGCTCTTCAAGCTCACGTTGACGAATGAGCTCAGCTTCCTTCTTAGCGCGATCTGCGGCCTCTTTAATGGCCTTTTCACGTTCGCTACTAAGCAGGTTTAACTGCTCTTCCATTGACTTGACACGATGATCAGCGTCCTCTAGACGCTTATACATCTTCTCCTTCTCCTGCTGGCGCACCTTTTGGATGTCCTCTTCAGAGAAGTACTTTTCTTCCTGAACCTTTGGAGCCGGAGCTTCTTCCGGATCTACGGGAACCTGAATACCATCTTCAAACTTTGACATAAGTTAACCTCTTTTAGTTGGGCTGATAATGACTGATTTAAAACAACTATTTATTCTTCGTCAGGAACACGACGCTGGGCAAACCTAGCTCCGTATGCCTTTGCAACTATATTGTTTACCATTCCTTCTACAGGACCGCCTACCGCCTGGGTTCCCGGTAAGGTACCTCCAGGTTGGGCAGGAGAACCTGCACTTGTTACATTAGCACCTCCAGCGGGTACCGTGCTGGTACCCTCGGGGCCAGGTAGCAAGCCTGTGGCAAGCATGACCGCTTGGTTGATCTGTGCGCGAAGCATGTCAAGCGCTCCTTGATCAATAGCATCATCTCGCAATTCTTCAAATATCTCAGCAAGTTTTTCACGTGGGAACTCTTCACCCAACATACGCATAGCGCCTTCTTTGGACTCAAGCCCCATCGCCATCTTGGCCTGAGCTTCGTTAAGTTTAATAAGCACATCAACTGGTAGTGGTTCTGGCCAGTGTATTTGAGTCTTGTATGTCAAAGGATCAGATGGGTCAAGTTGTGGCAATTGATCACCCTCTGGTGCTTCGGCTTTAGAGGGGTCGTAAATAAGAAGCTCAGGTTGGAAAATTGCAGCAGTTCGGATTATTATTTCGTTAATCTTTTCCAGACCTTTTGTAAAATGGATTCTCTTCATGTTGTAGCGATTCATCAACGGCTGATATTGGATTGACAAAGCTACACCAGAAGTGTTAGACACTGGTTGGAACTGGCCGAGGGCGGTCTCTGGTACTCCAGTTATTTCGTGCATAACACGCTTTAGGAACTGAATGTATTGAAGAGCTCCAGCCATGTCACCACGTGACTCTAGGTTTGTAACTGACGCATCCTTTGGCAACCCAGCCCAAACCTTCTTTGGTCCACGCTCTAGCTGGCTTGCCTTAGCACCAATAATGATTGTCACGGGAGCAGCATGGTAGTTAATGATGTCCGATATTTCGGTCATCTTTTCGTTTAGTTCGCGGTTAAGTGGGATTATGTCCCAAATGTCAGATTGACCCCAAGGTGACGACGAGATAGTCATATTTGGAATATGTACTACTGGCACACGGCCAATTGGGTTAGGGTACTGATCCACTAGTTCATCATTGATGTATTGCTCAATACTGTCATCAGTAAGGATTTCAGTAAAGGTGTATACCTGCCGTGTACCTTCTGGAGAAGTCCCCCAGAATCGATACTTGAGCTTAAACCTCAGAAGACGATCACGATCATGTGGGTGGTACTCAGGGAAGCAGTGGGCAGGGTTTAATGGGATTACTCTGATTCGCCCTTCGTTCATAATCCCTAGAGGATCAATAAAGGGTTCTTCGTAAGCAACCTTGACAAAGCAGTCACCTGTTACTCCAGCAAGCTGCCCCATTTCCCATAGAACGT